GATCTCGTCGAGCTGCCCGGCAGCGCATGGGCGCATCTCTGCGTGCCGATCCTCTCGATCAAGGGGGAGACTGCGAGGGTGCTGGTTCCGATGTTTGGCGGGAAGCAGGAAGTCGAGGTGCCGGTGAGCCAGCTTGAGGCAGCGTGAAATCCGGGTGGAACTGGCTTGGAACCCGGAACTGGAGGGGAACTGATGGAATTGCGTGAGACGAAGCCGATCCTCGCAAAGAGAGAATGCCATAGGCACGGACCTAGCAAGCGGCTGGAAGTGAAATGGAGCCCGAAAGCCGTTTCGCCCATAGCGAGGGGCCAGCATGTCAAACCTAAGGATGGGACTCGCTGGTCGTTCTCAAGGTTTGAGGCGTGGGTAGATCTCGTAGCGGCGGCCTATACCAATCAAGCCAACGTGAACAATCTCGGCGTTGTGCACAGCGTGCAGCCTGGCGATGTTGTCGTGTCGCGAAGGTGGCTGGCGGAGCGTTGGAACTGGTCGATAAAGACTGTGCGGTACTGGTTGCGTCAATTGGAGCAGCACGAGCTAATTAGCATACAAGAGCAAGAAGGCCCTCACAGGGTGTGCACACTGCTGACGATCATCGGGTTCGCAGATAAACCTCTGCACTATTGGATGTTCCACGGGCTCGCAAAAACGGGGGCCGAAGCCCCCGCCTAGTTATGCCGCTTTGAGGCGGCGGTAGATTGTGGTTCGAGCGACTTCCTTAAAGGCAGCTTCGGCCTCGTCCAGACGGGGCTTTCTGCCCCAACGCTTCTCGAACTCTTGGGCCCAGATGATTACTTCAGCGCCCGCCTTCTTGGGCTCGATCATTTCTGTGGGCGGCAGGGGCTCAGTGTCGTTCGACGTTGCTTTCTTGAACTCTTCAATTTCTGCATCGCTGATCTTGCCAGGGGCAGTCTCAGTGATGGCCCGGTGGGGGAAGCCGTAGCCAAACGCTACGATCGCCGTCCATTCGAACATCAGGGCCAGGGCGAACCGCTCGAAGATCTTGAAGAAGGCTTCAGAAGCTTCCTTCGAGAACCCGGCGAGCGCCGCAACCTCAGCCGCTTGGCTGGCCTTGGTGGCGGTCGACTGGCGGGGATGATCCCGCATCGTCTGCTCGTACCCCTTGATCGCCATCTCGTACGTGGTGATCGAGTAGGTGATGCCGTCGCAGCGCTTGCCTTTGCCGCTCGAGCATTCCCGGACGGCCTTGGCGCGAAGATCCTTTACGGTGCCTTCGGCTTCGCCCTTCATCCGTGCCGCGTCCTCGTAGAGCTTGTTGGCCTCTGCAACCGAGAGAGCTTGCGCTTCCGAGGTCGTAGCCTGCCGACCGATCGACGAGTAGAGCGTGAACGCAGTCCCGAGCAGGAAGGCGATCGAGAAGCCGAGCGCTGCGCCAAACTTACGGAAGCCCGCGACCTTTGCGAGATGACCCGCTGCGATCGTGAGCCCGACGACGAGAGGAACCAGCGCGTGATCGAGCGTCCAGTTCCCTGAGTGGATCGGCTCCCAGAGCAGGATTGCCATGGCGCCGATGGAGGCAAAGGTGCCGGCGGCGATTGCCAGGCCAGTGCCGGGAGTGCTATTCGTGGTCATGTGACGTGCCTTTCATTTTGCGATGGATGGGTCTTCACAAGGGCCGGGGCGGCTGCAACCGCTTCCGGCCTTAATTGTAGAATGCCATAACGTTTGACATTATTCAAGCGCCAACGTAGCGAAATCAGATGTTTCTCGCGTTTTGTTCAAACGTTTGACATTATAGCAACAGCCTGCTACAACCTGAGCATGGCTAGACCCAAGAAGGACGAGGCGCTTGGCGCCTACGAGCGGATCGCACTCCGCATCACCCCGACACTCCGGGCGAAACTCGACGCCATGGCGAAGGCCAACAACTGGTCACTGTCGGACGAGATCAGAGCCGCGCTTGAGCGACATGCGGGGAGGGCGAAGAAATGACGGTTCGCGTCGCGCCATCCTCGAATATGAGAACAGAACCCCCGTCAGGCTGGTTTACGCGACTGACCTAATCATGGATGCCGTCAGGGTTGAGAAGAATAGTGCCAAAGTCACCGAATTGCAATCGCAAAAGGTGACTAAAACACCTTTTCTTGACTGCGCGGTGCCAATGGCACTAGATGCTGCGTATGGCACATGCATCAAAAGCAGATGGCGCGGCGCTTGAAGCTCGTTTTGAAGCCCTTCTCGGCGGACACGGCACAACGGCGAGGTTGGCGCGCGCACTAGATCGGCATCCGTCGCAATTGCACCGGATCTGGGCTGGGAAACGCCCGGTTACGCCAGAGCTTGTTGCATTCGCAGAGCTTTTGGAGAAACTTCCTGAGGAAGAGTGGCCTGAGCGTTGGCGCAAATGACAGACGATACGGAAAACCTGATCCTCGAGCATCTGCGTCACTTTCGGGCGCAGCTCCTTAGTATGGACGAGAAGCTCGACTTGCTTCGCGCTGACGTCCATGACCTCAAGGTACGCATGTCCCATGTTGAGGAAGGCATCGGCGGCATCAATCGCCGCATCGATCGGCTGGACCAGCGCATGGACCGCATCGAGAAGCGGCTAAATCTGGTAGACGTGATCTAGTTGGGCTTCGCAGGCTCTTGACTGCGCCCCCCGAACACGCATAGGGCTGAATCTGGGTGGACCCTAGTGGGCCTCGAGTATGAGCCAGACGATACCCACCATCGGGCAAGGCGGATCGAAAACGCTGAGACCCTGGCCGGGTGCACTGCGCCCAAAGCACCGCGACATTCCAGATACAATGACGCCCCCGAAACGCTGCACAAGCTCGGGAGCGCTCATCACAGCGCTGACACCACTAGGACCGCCAAACGCGCAGACAGAGACGGCGCTCGTCGGCATTGGTCTGCTGTTGGCGCGATGAACGTTTCACGTGCAACACGGGAACCAGTCATGACGACCGTCATCCACCTCGATCCGGAAAACGCTGCCAAGTCGGTGAAGGCCCGCCTCGAGACCATCCGCCAGTGCGAGGAATACATCCGAGCGACCGTCATCCGCTATGACGGCCTCAACGCTTTCGAGACGCTGCTTGTCGAGCATGGCGTATCTGAAGCCGCCCACGCCATCGCCGCACGAGAGGAATAGCCATGGCCGTGAAGCTCTCTGCTACCGTCCGCAACGCTCGCCTCGACGCATTCGAGACGGCGATTGGAACATCAGCTGTGCTCAAGATCCGCTCTGGATCAGCGCCCACGAACATCTCTGACGCTGACTCCGGCACGGTACTCGCCACTCTCAATCTCCCGTCAGATTGGATGGCGGCTGCGTCGTCAGGTTCGAAAGCTAAGTCCGGCACGTGGCAGGACAGCTCTGCGGATAACACCGGCACCGCGGCTCATTTCCGGCTCTATGCGTCGGACGGCACGACCCAGCACATGCAGGGAACCGTCACGGTGACAGGCGGCGGCGGCGATCTTACAGTCGATAACGTTAGTTTTGCCACCGGGCAAAATTTCACGATAACTTCCTTCACCCTCACGGATGGCAACGCCTAGCATGGCCTTTCTGAACCGTGTCGGGTTTGAAACCTCGACGTCCGGTACGGGCTCGGTATCTGTCGGCGCTGCTGTCTCTGGCTATGCGACGCCCGTAGAGGCCGGCGCGGTCAACGGGATATCCTACCCTTACGTGATTGAAGATGGGACTGACTTTGAAGTGGGGTACGGGACCTACTCTTCGTCAGGCCCAACGCTCTCACGTGACACGGTCTACCTATCCAAGATTGGCGGCACGGCAGGGACAACAAAGCTGACGCTCTCTGGGTCGGCAAAGGTGTATTTTACTGCAACGGCTGAAGATCTGTCTGCCATCGAGCGATTGTTCTACGATGATCGCATGCAGTCCCTAGAGATTTCGGATCTGAGGGGCAGTGCGTGGTTCTCTGGCCCAGATGGCTCAGCCATTCACGATCACTTCGACAGCCTGACGTATGTCGATGTCGGCGGGGCGACGAACCTTGATACAAGTGAAGCAGGTTGTCTAAAGCCATCTGTTGCTGTAACGACCACGCTAGCGAACACATCCCTTGCAGCAAACCAGACTGGCTTCACGAACTATAATCACCGAATGCGGGTGGCAGGTTCGCAGCTTTCTGCAAACGGTAGTGCTTTCCGGCTTACATTGGCAGGTGTGTCGTCCGGCACGGCGGCGGCGATTTCCGGGATGTATGCTGGCCACAAGGCCGCGGCGGGCGATGCATACGACTTTGACGGGACGCAGGTCCAGGTCAAGGTCGGCGGAAACGCCTCATTCAGTGTCGCTGCGGGCGCCACGGTAGTTACCGACTGGATTACCTATGCTTTTGATGAAACGAAAGACTTCGTTGTTGCCTTCCACACGACGAGCGGCGACATCCGATGCAGAGTAAACACAGACACCACTAACTACGACTGGTGGACGAAGACGGGAGCGACGGAAGTTTCTACTGCAAACGCGTCGGGCTACTCACAATCGGTCGGGTACGATTTTGGGCTCGTCTCGCTAATTGAAGTCCAGTCAGGACTTTCAAACGTCTCGGTGCGCTCACAAGCCATTAGCGCCGCTGAGCAGCCCGAAACTATGCGCGCTCTCGTGCTGCTCCATGATGCAGTTGGCATAACGCTCAATACGGATACACTGGTCGACCTATCGCGGGATGGCGGGACCACCTGGGCTACCGCAACGCTCGTAGAACTCTATACGCAGCCAGGGAATGTCCGTGTTCTTGATACCGGGAACGTTGATGTCTCAGGGCAGCCGGCAGGCTCATCTATGCGTTGGCGCTGGCGAACGGCGAACGCTGTCGCGGCGAAGAACCTTGGCGTTGCTATGTGGGGTACCGCTTAGCATGGCTTTTATGGTTCGGCTAAACCCGGTTACGCCAGTTCGAGAGATCTTCATAATCGCCGGCGAGAGCAATCCGAGTGGACGCGGAAACCTCGGTCAGCTCCCGTCGTTCGCATACGATTACAAGGTCAAGAACTACGCGAACGACGGTGTCTGGAAAGCAGCCGTTGAGCCTATCGACAGTGCCAGCGGTCAAGTTGATAGTGTTTCATCTGACGCCACCGCCGCAGCTAGCCCAGCCCTGGCTTTCGGGAACAAGCTAGCATCGATACGCCCGTACAACGAAATAGGGCTGGTCCCGTGCGCCAAGGGCTCGACCACAATGGCGAACTGGACGAAGTCCGGTTTATCGCGCTCGACGCTCTACGGCTCAATGGTTGCTCGAGCAAACGAGGCCAAGGCAGCTGGTCAGCTTAAGGGTGTGGTGTGGTGGTTGGGCTGGAACGACGCGGAGAACAGCACTGCAGCCTCGAACATGGCGACAAATCTTCTGTCCATGTTCACGTCACTCCGCACGGATGTGAGTGAGCCGGATCTCAAGTTCGTCATCATTGGGTTGCAAGACGGGGAGACGGCGACCTATCGCGATACGATCAACTCGCAACTCTCTGGCATGGATGGAGGACTGAGCGGCAGCATAGCGTTCGTCTCTGCAACCGGCGTTCCCGTGATCTCGGGAGACGAAGTGCATGTTGCCACGGCTGGTCTAGTGACATTGGGAGAAGCCGCAGCGACTGCAATGCACGAAATGTTGGGCTAGCGGATCGCGTTCATCAAGACAGCGTTTTCGTACTCATCAGGCGTGCAGGCTCGGTACTCCCAAGCGCCTTTAACGCGTCGATACATGACGTATGTGCCACGCTCGACTTTGCTACCATCAATCAAAGTGATGGTGCTCTCCGCCCCGCACCAATCCCAGCCTCGTGTCGGCGGAAACATGTAGAACAGATCTAGCAGCTTGTTCCAAGCACGGCTAAGCGGTTGCATCATGTCGTTGGCCCATGAAAAAGTCAGACGACCAATTTCGCACCTAAGGTTCCGCAAGTAAACCCGACTCTAGGAGGCTTATCACTTCGTGCTTGGCTTCGATGCTCTAGCCAAACTTCCCCTCGCGGCCCGCCGTCAAACCGACGCCGCAGACCTCTCGGGCGAAGCCACGATAACGCTCGACGCGGTGTCGTTTACGGCAGAGTCTCTGATCACTCTCGCTGGCTCAGCCAGCATCACGCTCGATACTGTAACCCCGTCCGCCACGGGCACCATCGATCTCTCTGGCCAAGCAGGGATCACTCTCGACAGCCTAAGCGGCACACTCACCGGAGCCCTCGACACTGTCGGCTCCCTCTCTGTAACGCTTTCAGACCTTGTCCCGACATCGACTGGAGCTCTAGACCTAAACGCCGCGGCGTCGGTCACTCTGGACGGTCTTAGCTTCACGGCATCTGGCCAGAACGGAACGTCCGGTTATCTCACGATCACGCTAGACGGGGTCGCCCTATCCACTGCCGGCTCTATCGACCTCCGCGGCACTGTCGCCAAGACGCTCGACGACGCAACCCTGACAGCTGCAGGCGTCCTTAGCGTCACCGGTTCACTAGGCAAGACCCTAGATGCGATCACATTCACGGCAGTCAGCGAAGTAACCCTTGTCGCGACCTCGTCTATTGATCTCGACCCGCTCGGCTTCAACGCCGTCGCCTACTTCGGCGGTCAAGTCTACGAACCCACAGAAGGCCTGATCCAAGACGCCCCGAACTACGCCAGCCTGATCGCAACTCCTCAGGCCTTCACGGGATTGGTTCAGAACGCTGCAAACTTCACCGAGCTTACGCGTCCCGGATGGTGAGCATGAAGCAAGTTACCGAAGACCGCCTTGAACTGATCCGCCTCTCCCACCCAAACGTCCGCATCGAGCACAGGGACGGCAAAGAGGTGGTGATCATCCCGCAGTACGACTTCAACACCGACACGTCCTCGGAAATCACGCTGGAACTGGTGAGGAATGCTCCAGGCACCGGCACGACACCAGATCTGAACCGCCCTGTACGTCAGGGACCGATCGCGAACTTCTCGAAGTGGCTCTATGGCCAAGTCTACGAGAGACCAGACGGGCAGACGTTCAAGGTCGTGCCACCCCCGAAGGACGAGGACAGCGAGCTAAAATAGCTCAGGATAGCTCAAATAGGTCATGCCAGTACCCAAAGGAACTAGAATAGGTGGCCGTCAGAAGGGCACCAGAAACAAGCGCACCGAAGAAACGGTGCAGCGCATGAAAGACGCTGCGGTGGCACTGGACGGCATTCTGCCGGAATCGTTCAAGGGCGATGCGCACGCGTTCCTCATGGCCGTCTACAAGAACGAGACGAACACACTGAAGGACCGTCTCGCTGCGGCAACGGCAGCCATCGGTTACGAGAAGCCGAAGCTCGGCTCTGTCGATGTGAAGGCAGAGGTAGACGCGACTGTGGAAGTCAGCCGTATCGAACTCGTCGCCCCATCAATCGCAAGCGATGACCACGCAGCGCATTGAGCTGCCCCCGAAGCTGATCCCGGTGTTCTCGGGAGAGGCGATGTACCGGGGGGCCTACGGCGGCCGTGGTTCGGCCAAGACCCGCTCGTTCGCCAAGATGGCAGCGGTGTGGGGGTTACGGTTCGCAAGGGAGAACAAGCCAGGCGTCATCGTGTGTGGCCGTGAGTTTATGAACTCACTGGACGAAAGCTCGATGGCAGAGGTCAAGGCCGCGATCGCTTCTGAGCCGTGGCTGGCAGCTGCCTACGATGTTGGCGAGCGCTACGTGCGCACCAAATGCAGACGCATCGAGTTCGCGTTCATCGGTCTCCGTCACAACCTGGACAGCATCAAGTCTAAGGCGCGCATCCGGCTCCTGTGGGTCGATGAGGGCGAGCCGGTCTCCGAAACAGCGTGGTCGAAAGCCATCCCGACGGTGCGCGAGGAAGGCTCTGAGATCTGGGTCACGTGGAATCCCGAGCGCAAGAAGAGCGCGACACACAAGCGGTTCCGAGAAGACCCGCCCGAAGGGGCAAAGATCGTGCAGCTCAATTGGCGGGACAACCCTTGGTTTCCGGCCATTCTGAACAAGACCCGGCTTGAGGATAAGGCCAAGCGGCCCGAGCAATACGAGCACGTGTGGGAGGGCGATTACGTCACCGTGGTTGAGGGCGCCTACTACGCTGCTGCACTGCAGACCGCCAAGGAGCAGGGCCGCATTGGCCCGGTCGCTTTCGATCCGCTCTTGCGCGTGCGCGTCTACTGCGACCTTGGCGGCACGGGCGCTAAGGCCGACGCCTTCACCATGTGGCCCACGCAGTTCGTCGGCGCCCAGATCAGAACACGAGACTATTACGAGGCGGTGGGACAGCCCTTGTCGACGCACATCGACTATCTGCACTCGAAGGGATACCGGCCTGAGCGTGCCGACATCTATCTTCCGCATGACGGCGCCACGAACGATCGCGTCTACGACGTCTCATTCGAGAGCGCATTCCGTGACGCAGGTTACGAGGTCGTGGTGATCCCCAACCAGGGCAAGGGCGCCGCGCGCATGCGCATTGAGGCCGGCCGCCGTGTGTTCCCGAGTGTTTGGTTCGATGAGCGCACGACTGAAGCAGGCCGTGACGCGCTCGGCTGGTATCACGAGAAGAGGTCTGAAGATGATCGCAACATCGGACTTGGTCCTGACCACGATTGGTCGTCGCACGGCGCTGACGGGTTCGGCCTGATGGCCGTGGCCTACGAAGATCCGAGCAGAGCAGGCAAGCCAATCGCTTATGATCCGGTAATGGGAGGGGCAGGCGGATGGCTAGCGAGCTGAAGCCTGACAAGATCTCGGCCACGGACTCCGATCCGAAGGCCAAGCCTGCCGATGTCATTAAGGAAGCGCGCGACCGGCTTCAGGCCGCATGGGACGCGGACAAGGACAACCGCCAGGAAGCCGCAACCGATCTGCGGTTCCTCGCTGGCGACCAGTGGCCTGACGTCGTGCGCCGGCAGCGTGAGGCCAAGGGCCGGCCGATGCTCACCATCAATCGGCTCCCTCAGTTCTTGCGCCAGGTCACGAACCCCATCCGTGAGGCCGATCTCGCCATCAAGACTGCGCCCGTCGACGGCCAGTCCGACCCCAAGATCGCGAAGATTTTCGACGGCCTGATCAAGCAGATCGAATACCAGTCGTCGGCCAAGGCCGTATACGCCCAGGCGGCAGAGCATCAGTGCGCCTGCGGCATCGGCTGGTTTCAGATCGTGCAGAGGTACGTTGACGACAGCGTGTTCGATCAGGAACTCGCAATCGTCGGTATCCAGAGCCCATTGTCGGTCTATGACGATCCCGCGGCCGTGCTCCCCGATCGCTCCGACTCCATGTGGCGCCACATCACGGAGATGGTGCCGACGGCGACGTTCAAGGCCAAGTGGCCCAAGGCGAAGCATGAAGGCCTCGACAAACCATCAGACGGGGCGGAGAGCGCTCTGTTCTGGTCGGACCGTGATGGCGTGCGTGTGTCGCACTACTGGCGCAAGGTGCCGGTGACCAAGCGGCTCGGCCTCACGCAAGGCGGCGAAACGGTCGACGTCACAAAGATGGACGACCTCATGAAGCGCATGATGGGCGTCGTCAAAGAACGGGACTGCGAAGCCTACAAGATTGAGATGTTTGTCGTGTCGGGCTCGGAAGTGCTCGAAGGCCCCTACGAGTGGGCCGGCAAGTATTTCCCGCATATCCCCGTCATCGGCTCCGAGATCCCCGTCGAGAACGGCGTGTATCGCTACGGCACGATACGCTTCGCCCGCGACCCGCAGCAGCTCTACAACTATTCACGCACAGCGGCGGCCGAAAGCATCGCCATGGCTGCCAAGTCGCCGTACATCGGCACGGCGAAGCAGATCGCGAAGTTCCAGGAGATGTGGAACACGGCCAACACGGAGAACCGGCCGTATTTGCTGTATGAGCCCGATCCTTTACATCCGGGCCCGCCCAAGCGTGAGCCGCCGGCAGACGTGCCTATGGCGCACATCAACGAAGCGCAGACCGCCGCCGAGGACATGAAGGGCACGACGGGCATCTACGATGCCTCGCTCGGCGGCAAGTCCAACGAAACGTCAGGCGTCGCCATCAACCAGCGCCAGGTGCAGGGCGACACGGCCAACTACCACTACGCCGACAACCTGCAACGATCGCTGGAATACTGCGGGCGCGTGCTGATCGACCTCATTCCGAAGGTCTATGACAACGAGCGCGTCATTCGCATTCTGGGCGACGACGAGGCCGAAGAGTTCGTACCGATCAACCGCGTCGTGATGGGGCAGGACGGCGTGCCGGTGGTGATGAACGACCTATCCACGGGTCGTTTTGACATCCGCGTGACCATCGGCCGCTCGGCAGCAACGAAGCGGCTCGAGACCGCTCAGTTCATGAGCGAGTTCGTCAAGCAGCTCGATCCCAACCAGCGCCTCGCCGTTATGGATCTCGTCGCGCAGAACATCGACGCGCCCGGCGCCGAAGAGATCGCCAAGCGGCTTCGCAACATGGTGCCGCAAGGTCTGCTGGTTGATCCGGACGACCCGCAGGCTCCACAGCCGCCCGATCCGACGCAAGACCCGGCATTCCAGATGGAAGCTGCGGCGGCACAGGCTGACACTGAGAAGAAACTGGCCGACGCCCGCAAGTCCAACGCCCAGGCGGAAGGCCAGGAGATCGAAAACGCGCTCGCCACCAATCAGGCTGCGCGCGGTCTCCACCCGACACAGCAAGACCCGCTGCAAGAGAAGAGGTTCGATGCGGCCCAGGGCGAGCGCGACGCACAGCGCTCCGAGCGGCATCGTTACGAGGATCGGCAATGGTCCGTAGAGGACCAGGACCGTCAGGCTGCCCAGCAGCAACCTGTGTGATGCGTTCCCACGCCATCAGGCGAAAGTAAGCATTCGAGGACATTGAGATGACGACTGAAACGACCCCGGTTGCGGGCGCCGAAAGCCCCGTCGCGATTCCTGACACCGCGCCAAGTGCTCAGACCCCGGCCCCGGAAGCCGTAACTCCGGAGACCCAGCAGCCCGCAGCTGATACGCAGGCAACCCCCGGCGAGCCCGCCGCCGAAACGCAAGGGCAAACACCTGAAGGCACGGAAGACGAAAGTAAGCGACAGCAGAACCGCGTATCCGCAAAGGAACGCATTCAGCAGCTCAGCGCCGCCAAGAACCAGGCACTGGCTGAAAACGCCGCTCTAAGGCGTGAGGTCGAGCGCTTGAGGCAGCCGCTTCAAGAGCCAGGCCCGAATGCGAGCCAAGACGAGATCGACCGCTTCAATGTGAAGGCCGCCGTGCGCGAACAGCGTGCGGAAGAGGTCCAGCAAGCGGCAGACCGCGCAGCGGAGCAGGCTTGGCACACGATGCGGGCAACCTTCGAGGCGAAAGCCGAGGCTGTGGCCGATCGCATGCCGGGTCTGGTCGATAGGTTCCTCGCGTTGCCAGTCGTGTCGAACGAGGTCGCATCGTTTGTTTCTGACAGCGAGAAGGGAGCGGAAGTCGCTTTCTTCCTCACGCAGAACCCGAACGAAGCCGCGCGCATCTCGCGTCTCGCCCCGTACCAACAGGGTCTCGAACTCGCGCGGATCGAAGGCCGGCTTCAGGCCGCGCCACAGGTCCGCAAGGTCTCAAAAGCTCCGCCGCCACCTCCCGCAATGCCGGGTGCCCCGAGCCCTGCTGCCAAATCCGTGGCCGATCTGTCGGTCTCGGAGATGCAGAAGATGCTCTATCCGGGGCGCTGACGGAGCCTAAGCGCTAAGGACACAAGCTCATGTCGAACACGACACTGACCGCGGACGTCGTCGCCAAGGCGTCGCTCGCAATCCTCGAGAACGAACTCGGCATCCTCAAAACGGTGCACCGCGCCTATGAGGAAGAGTTCACCAACTCGGTCAACGGCTACAAGGTCGGAGATACCATCCGTATCCGCCGTCCGGCTGACTTCACCGTCCGTACCGGCGCCGCCATGTCCACCCAGGACGTGATCGAAGGCCGGACCACGCTGACGATCGACCAGCAGTGCGGCGTGGACTTCCAGTTCACGTCCTCTGATCTCACGCTCAAAATCGAGGATCTCTCGGAGCGCGTGATCAAGCCGGCCATGAGTTCCATCGTGAACTACATGACGAGCGACGTGCTGACGGTCATGGCCCAGGGCTTCTACAACTGGGCTGGCACTCCCGGTCAGACGATCAACTCCTTTGCCGACTTTGCGAAGGGTCCGGAGCGTCTGGACGAAATGGCCGTGCCGCAGGACAACCGCTTTGCGGCTCTGTCGCCGGCCGACCATTGGGCGATGCTGGGCTCGCAGACGGCTCTCTACATTCAGGGCGCTGCGAACTCCGCCTATCGCTCTGGCGAACTGGGCATGATCGGCAACGTCTCGACGGTCATGTCTCAGGTGGTGCCCACCATCACGCTCGGCACCGCCGACAACACGACTCCGCTGGTCGATGGCGCGAGCCAGAACGTCTCCTACGACACGGCGAAGAACGCCTGGTCGCAGACGCTGGTGACGGACGGCTGGGATGCTTCCTCGACCCTCAAGAAGGGCCAAGTGTTCACCATCGCCAACGTCTACATGGTGAATCCGAAGACCAAGGCCAACACGGGCATCCTCCAGCAGTTCACGGTTACCTCGGACGTGACTGCGGCCTCGAACGCGGCCAACGACACCAACCTGACCATCTCGCCCCCGATCATCACCTCGGGTCCGCATCAGACGGTCAACGCTGCGCCGGCTGACGACGCGGCGATCACACTGCTCGGCACGGCAAGCACCGGCTACAAGGCGAACATGGTCTATCACAAGAACGCCATGGCCCTCGCTTGTGTCCCGATGGAGAAGCCGCAGGGCGCGGTCAACGTGGCCCGGGAGTCCTACAAGGGTATCTCGGTTCGCGTCATCCCCGTCTATGACGGTGCGAACGACATCAGCAAATGGCGTCTCGACCTTCTCTACGGCCGCTCGCTGATCGATCCGCGTCTCGGCACCAAGCTGTCGGGTACGGCGTAACCAACGCGCCCGGGCGGCTTGAGAAGGCCCGCCCGGGCCCTGTCCCAGGGAAAACTCATGAGCAAGATGTGGCGCTACCGCGTCGATGACGGCTCCTTGCCCGAAGCACGCGAGGAGTGGAAAGGCACCAATGACGACGGAGTGAAGGCCGTCGGGCGCATGTTCGACGATGAGCCCGGGGGCGACTGGGTCGATAGCCCGGCCAAGGTCGCAGCGTCCAAGCCGGCCCCGAAGAAGAAGCCTAAGCCCGAGGAACCGGAAAGCGAATGAGCTCGTCGTCTGACATCGTCAAACGCGCCCTGAAGCGGATCGGCGTCGTCGCGCCCGGTGAAGACGTTGACGCAGCGGACGCACAGGACGGCAACGCCGCACTCAACGCGATGATTGCCTCCTGGCAGAACGATGGCGTGGACATTTCCCCGGATGTGCCGATCGCATCCCGGCACGAAGAGGGCATCGTTGCGCTTCTGGCTGTCCGGCTGGCACCTGACTACGGCAAGCAGGCCCCGGCGCAGGTCGTTCTCGATGCGGAGAAGGGCTGGACGGGGCTTCTGGCCGAATACATCCGCGTGCCGTCGGCCCAGTTCGATCCGGCCCTGTCCAACATGCCATCGCAGCGGCAGTGGGTCGGACGGACGAACCCGGAAAACTGGCTTCCGCAGAATGATTACGCGGTGTCTGACGTCGTCCAGTACCGCGGCCGCGTCTACGAATGCACGACGGCCGGCACGTCTGCGGCACTCGTCGGCCCAACGGGCCGATCTACGGTGACGGACGGCACGGTGACGTGGTCCTTCTCGGGGGTGATCTGACGTGGGCGAGATCGTTCCTCTCTCTCTCGGTCTTCGCTCGAACGCAGCCCGCAACAAGCAGGCGGGATCTGCCAAGTTCACGAACTGCTTTGCGGAAGAGCAGGGCGAGGACGGCAAGTCGAACTGGATCATCTACGGGACTGAGGGCCTGTCGGAGTTTGCGCCCACCGCCGCCGGCGGGGTGCGTGAGATGCTGACCGTCGGCGACACGCTCTATGTGGCAGTCGGGCCGTCCGTGGTGGGCTATGACGCGAACGCGGCCCAAGACTACATCGGCAACATCGACGCCGAGGGCGACGTGTACATGCGCTCCAATCGCGCGGTCCCGCCTCAGATCGGTCTTGTCGTAGCGGGCACGGTCGGCACCTACTATGTGATCCAGTCGGGCTCCATGAGCCTGATTTCGGACACTGATCTCGATCCGCCGCTCTGCCTCGCCTGGCACGACGGCTACGGTATTCTCCCGGTCGAGAACGGCCGGTACATGATCACCGGCCTCGACAACTTCTCGACCATCGACGCTCTCGATGAGGGCGTGTGCGAGTCCAAGCCTGACGAGCTTGTGCGCGCCGAGGCGCTCGGACGTCAGGTTGTGTTCTTCGGAACGGACTCCATCGAGTTCCACGCCAATACCGGCGATGCGGATTTCCCCTACGAGCGGCAGGAGGCCATCGGTATTGGCTGCCTTGCGGCGGGAAGTGTCTGCTTTGTCGAAAGCCCGGATCTCGAAACCCTGATCTGGGTGGCCCCGGATCACACGGTGCGGAAACTGAACGGGTACTCGGGTGGCATTATCTCGAACCCGGAGATCTCGCAGGCCATCCACGATCTCGCCTTGGCAGACCGGGCGTCTGAGCTTCGCGCGACGTCCTGGGCCGCCTCCGGCCGGTTCTTCTACGCGCTATCGTGCGACGACTGGACCAAGGTTTACGACGGCAAGACGGGCTTTTGGCACGACCGCAAGAGCTATGGGCTGAACCGCTGGCGCGTGTCCCAGGTGACCCGCTTCGGCAACAAGCTGATTGCTGGCGACTACGACACGGGCGCGCTCTACGAGATGAGCGAGCGCCTCTACGACGAGGCCGGGAACTACCTCGTCAAGGAGATCATCACGCCGACGGTGCATGCGTTCCCGCATGGCGTGACCTTTCATGCCCTGTTCCTCGACATCGTGCTTGGCGTCGGCCTCAACTCGACCAACACGCATGCGGCCGAACCGAAGATCCTGATCGACTGGTCGGATGACGGCGGCGCGTCGTGGTCGGTCGCACGTGAGAAATCCCTTGGTGCCCTCGGGCAGCGCAACATTCGCGTCCGCATCAATCGGCTTGGGACGTGCGGGCCGAAAGGCCGTCAGTTCCGCTTCCGGATCTCGGCTCCGGTCGAGACCGTGATGATGAGCGCTTCGGTGGACATGGAAATCCTGGAGCCGGCGCATGCCTAAGATTTCGCTTCCCGGCCCGGATGAGCCGATCGGGACGTGCCCGCACTGCGGGACCAATGTGCCGCTCAAGAAGAGCTGGCGCGACAAGTTGCAGGAAATCGTGCGCGTTCTGAATGGACTGAGCTGACCATGGGATTCTGGGACGATTTCACTGGCAAGAGCCAGCGCAAGGACCTTGCTAAGGCGAACAAGAAATCTGAGGCCGCTCTTGGCCAGGGCTACAAGGATGCCCAAGGCTACTACGGCAAGGCCTATGACGAATTCTCGCCTTACGTGCAGGCCGGCCAGCAGGGCATGGCCGACAATAACATCTATCGCCAAGCCATAGGCCTCGGAACGCCGGAAGAGCGCGCGGCGGCGCAGGAGCGGTACTTTTCCGACCCTGCGTATCAACGCATGAACGACATCAACCAGAACGCCATGATGCGCTACCAGAACGCGCGCGGATCGGTGGGAGGCGGAAAGGCGGCGTTGGCCGGCGCAAGGGTAGCGAACGAAGGGTATCAGGGCTGGCTCGATCGCACGCGCGACGTCGGGCAGAACGCAATGCAGACGGGCTTCAACGCCGCCACGGGCCGTTCAAACGTGAGAGCGGGACAGGGCGAACTGGCTTGGGGCTACGGCGCGACTAAGGCTGGTAACGCCGTCAACTACGGTAACGCGATGGCCGAGAGCCGCGGCATTCTCACGAACAACCTGCTGAACATCGCTGGCACAGTCGCCAAGGCGATGGCCGGCGGCGGTGGCAAGCCTGCTTAAGGGGGTATCATGGCCGGATACGTTCCACTTCCCGCTTATCAGGTGCCCCGCAACGCCATGCTGGATTTCAGCGGGCTCAATGCGGGCATCGACGCCATCAACGAGCGCAACCAGCAGGACCGCCTTGCTGCGGAGCGCAAGGAAGAGCGCACCTACCAGCGCGGCCGCAACGCCATGGCGGACAGACGCTATGCGGAAGAGACAGCCTATCGTCATGGCCGGGACCAGCTTCAAGATCAGCGCTATGCCGACGAGACGGCATACACCCGTGGTCGCCAAGGTGTTGTCGACCAGCGCGCCGCCACGGAGTTCTCGAATTCGCAAGAGGACCGCACCCAGAACAAGTTCACCGAGAAGGTGAAGCTGCTCGCCCCTCACATCGAAAAGTACGTCATCAACGAGAAGGACCCGGCGCTCAGAGCGCAGCGGTGGAACGACGTGCTGTCGACGCCAGGGTTTGAAGGCGCACCGAAGCAGTTCCTCGATCCCGTGACAGGTCCAGATCTGTTCATGTCGACGGCGCGCGGCATCCTCGGCAAGGATAAGCCGTCGAACGTCCAGGAATATGAGTACTTCCAGAGGCTCCCATCGGAAGAACAGAAAAAATACCTGACGATGAAGCGGGCGGATCGATACTACAACGCCGGGACAGAATTCGTCTCGCCCGATCCCATAAATCCATCTGCTGATCCGAAAACCATACCCATCAACGTTGCCGAAAAGGCCTCGGCCGAAGCTGTAGGTGAAGCGCGCGGCAAAGCGACGGCCGCATTGCCCACCGTCACTGGCGCCGGCGATCGCATGCTGGCGACAATCGATGCGATTTATAACGATCCCAACCTCGACAAGGTCACAGGCTTCGTTGGCGGTCGCATTCCAAAAGAACTGCAAACCGAAGCGATGGCTGAGACCCAATCCCGTCTTGATCAGATCCAAGGTCAGACATTCTTGCAGGCCTACAACGACCTTCGTGGTGGCGGCGCTATCACGGAGCGGGAGGGTCAAGCCGCACAGTCAGCCTATAACCGCCTCACGACACAGACGATGGGCACAAAGGCGTATCGCGCGGCGCTGAAAGAGTTCCGCGACGAAGTCGTCAAGCTTATCGACATCGCCAAAAGAAAGGCCGGCGCGAGTAACGGCGGCAACGTCCTTCAGGGGCGCGGCGAGGGTGGCTTCCTGCCCAAAGCACCTCTCGATCTTGGCAACGGCTTCAGCTTGGAGTTTGACTGATGCCGCGCGCAAAACTGACCGGACCGGATGGCTCTACGGCATGGATCAACGTCCCTGACGACGCTTCGGAAGAGGCGATCCAGGGTGCGTTGCGAGCTGCGATGGAAAAGTGGCCTAAGCAGCCGCAGCAATCAATGCCGTGGTCTGAAGTCGCCACGACGGCCGTCTCAAATATCCCCAAAAGTGCAGCCGAGTTCGGCGGCAACATCGCTCACGCTGTCACTCACCCGATTGAGACCATTAAGACGGTAGCCGACGTCGGTTACGGCGGTCTTTCGAAGGCCGCTGGCGCTGTGGGCGTTCCGATGGAGCCTAAAGCCAAGGCGGAGCGGGAGGCTTCGTTCGATGCTGTCGCCGACTTCTTCGGTGACAGGTACGGCAGCGTAGACGACCTGAAGCGGACGATTGCACAAGACCCAGTAGGATTCGCAGCCGACGCGTCCACAGTCATCACAGGTGGCGCGGCAGTGCCAGCGCGCGCTCCTGGGGTGGCTGGGAAGGTGGCGCAAACGGTCGGCGCTGTGGGTCGAGCAGTCGATCCGATAACGGCAGCCGCCAAAGCCATCAAGTTGACCGGAAAAAAAGTCGTCGCTCCTGCCGTTGGCGTGTTGACGGGTGCTGGAGCCGAACCAATCCGCGCGGCCAGCAAGGCCGGTTACGAGGGTAATAGAGTTTTCCTCGACAACATGCGCGGCAACGCCGGCATCAACGACACCATCGACATGGCACAGTCCGCCATGGGGCAGATCAGGAAGGACCGCTCTGATGCCTACAAATCCGGGATGGAGGCGGTCAAGGCGAGCGACGCTCCCATCAGCTATGCGCCGGTTGTGCAGTCGATCGCTGACGCGCACGGCATAGCCTATTATCGCGGTGTCCCCATTGACGATGTAGCAGCCAAGACCCTCTCCGACATCCAGGCCAAGGTCGATCAATTCCGAGAGGTCGCAAAGGCTGGACCGGCCGACACCTCCTATCGCGCGGCTGAAGGCTTTGATGCCCTCAAGCAATCCATTGGCGAGATCCGGCAGAGCACGCAACCCGGCACTAAAGCGCGCGCCGTGGCTGATCACGTCTACAACACTATCAAAGCCGAAATCACCAAGCAGGTACCTGAGTACGCCCAAACGATGAAGGGCTACGCAGACGCGTCAGATCGCATCACGGATTTGCAGAAGACGTTTTCGATTTCAGAGCGCGCTGCGCCTGACACGACGGCCCGCAAGCTCCAGTCCGTCATGCGCAACAACGTCAACACCAACTACGGCCGCCGAACGAAACTTATGGATGAGCTGGCTGCCAAAGAGCCGGACCTGCCAGCAGCGCTTGCTGGTCAAACTCTCAGCAGTCCAACGCCGCGCGGGCTTCAAGGGCTGGGAGCAACGGGAACCGGTATCGCTGCAATTACGCACATGAACCCGTACCTTCTGCCGCTGATTGCAGCCTCTTCGCCTCGGCTCATGGGAGAGCTTGGTTATGGCACGGGCCGCGTCGCAGCCGGCGCGGAAGGCGCGATGAATGCGATGAAGCTGAGCCCGCAGCAACTGTCTCAGATGCTCTTGGCGATCTATCAGGCTGAGCAAGTCGCCCGGGCCGGAAATGGCAACGCGATGGCAGGAGGTAGGTAATGGATAAGCCTCACCACTCCTTATCGCAACCGCGCGATCCTGCGAACAAACGCTTTCGCACCCAATACGATCACGACGTCTCGACCATTCGCCAACAGCTCGTTGATTTAGATGGTGATGGCGTTCCCGACGTCGCAGTGCCCGCCGCGTCTCCTCCCCCTTCCAACGCCATGCGCGGATTCAGATAAATGGCCGATAGCACCAAGGTATTCACGCCCGGTTGGCGGGCGGAAGACGACAACGGCATCATCATTGCCGGCGGCACAATCGAGTTTTTCGACGCCGGCACGACCAACCCCATGACCGTCTATTCCGACAAGGATCTATTGACCTCGCTGGGGACCACGGTCGATCTCAACGCGGGCGGCTATCCGGTCTCGTCGGGCGGCACGCGCGTGATCGTGTACGCCGGCACGGACGCATATCGCATTCGTCTCAAGGACGACGATGATGTCGTTGTGTGGGAACATGACAACGTCCAGGGCGCGCTCGATACCGGCGGCTTCGACGACCTGATCAATGCGCAGCTCCCTGCCGGTACGGTGCAGATTTTCGGGCAGACGAACGCCCCTCCCGGCTGGACCAAGAGCGTGACCCACGACGACGCCATGCCGCGCCTCGTGTCGGGCTCCGCTGCATCCGGCGGCACCAATGCCGTGTCTTCCGTCTTTGCAAACCGAACGCTGACACAAGGAAACCTGCCCTCGGCCAATCTGGTGTCGTCAAGCTTGTCGATCAGCGGTTCTCAGGTTGGCGGCATAGTTCGTAACGGTTCGCTCGGCGGCAGTGGCGCCCCGTTCTCAAGCCCGGCGTCGCTTCAGAACTTTTCCTGGAACACAACCACCCTGGGCATTGCGGGCACTGTGCCTCTTGGCGGATCCGGCACGTCGATTTCATTCGACCCCAAATACGTCGACTTCATCATCGCGACAAAGGATTGACCATGAGCGACAACCTGCCCCCCAAGGAGAAGAAGTGCCACTGCACGGGGTTCGCTAAGTCCTGCCGGGCTTTGGTCACGAGCGGCGCCTGCTCGAACCGGTGGCAACTCCTGCAAGGGCTCAACCCGCAGACCAAGGAGACGATCAACCTCTGGGAGTGCGTCGACAACCACATTCCGACGTTGCTGATGAGCATCGGCAAGGCGACGAACGAGCTTGGCGCCGCGACCGAGAGCTTCCGCAACCAGGTCACCAAGATCGGGCGCAAGCAGATCGAGCAGCGCGACAGGGCGCTGCAGAGCATGGAAACAGCCAATAAGGCCCTTCCGGGAGCGCAGCACTGATGGACATCGTCATCATCCCGCCGGACAACCGCGTCGCGGTCAACGGGGTCTGGAAAACCGTACCGATCATCTCCGCCGGGCTTGGGCACGAAGACATCGGCCATATCAATGCCGCGCGGCTGGAAGCGGGGGCGGGGTATGTCGAGCACAGGGCCTTAGACGGGTACTGGCCAGCCCCGCGGAAGATCTCGGAAGAGGACTTTAAGGCGGAGTTCAGTGACATCCTCGCGGCCTGGGAGACGGCGAAGACCGACGCGGAGCTTCACGCCGAACAGGCCGAAGCCGCAGAGGAAGCGGTGCCCATCCCGCAACAGTTGACCAAGGAAGACTGTCTCGCGCTGGTCGACATCGGCGCCGAGCGCGCTCGGCTTTCGCACATTACGGGCGGCGCCGGAATGGCCCTCACGTACCAGGAGAAGAAGGACCAGGCGATCGCGGTCCTAGGGCAGCCTGAGAATGCCGAACTCGATCTAGCCGACTATCCCGTGCTTGCGGCGTCCGTAGGTATTGAAGCCAACACGCTGCGCGAAGCGGCCACGCTCGTGATGGACCGTTACGAGGCATTCGCCGAAGTCGGGGGCGCAATAGAGCGTATCCGTCTTGCTGCGAAGAAAGCGATCAAGGAAGCTGGTTCGGCTGAAGAAGCCAAGGCAATCTTCGAGGCGGTGGCATGGCCGTAAAAGGATGGCGGCACCGCGCGCCCGGCGCAATCATCCGGGAGAACCACCATACCGAAACGCGTACGGAACTCGTGCCGCAGTCGGTCCTGGACCGGCTCGCCGTGCTCGAGAAGCGCGAGATGGAATGGCAGAAGGCGATGCAGCTCATCCTCCAGTTCATGGAGGATCATAAGGTCCGCGTTGAGGGCATCGAGATTGCCATGGGTGCGTTGAACAGCGCCGCAGAGCAGCAGCTCAAGAAGGTCGGATAGCCATGCTTCCTTACGGAGAGTTGCCGCGGAACGCGATGCTCCGCGCGCCGGATGCTGTCGATCAACCGTCGAATGCGATGGCGGCTCCCATCATCGACCGCGCGACCATGCTCCCCATCGGACAGTATGAAGATGGAAGCCTGACGTTCGCTTGGCCTGGGTTTCTGAAGGATGCCTACGAAGGCGCGGTCCGCAGCTACGAGCAGGGGAGGCAACTCCC